AAGGATTCACGGTAGATGAATTTGAAATTGGATTAAATGGTTTCATAACTCTCCTTGCGAAAAAAATACCTAGGGGATCTTTCGACCCCCTAGGTACAAATACCAAAATGTGATTAGCTAACGCTAAGATTAATTAGTCTCAAGACCCTGAATTGCGCCGCAGAGTTCTGGACGAAGAATACCAGCACCAGCCATGATGGAGCTTACAGTGAAGAATGTACCTCTACGGACATCCTTGACTGTTTCAACCTTCATACCCTGTAAACGCAATGAACATACGGCTGAGCGTTGCCAAATAAGAGCCTTAATTGGAGCAAAGTCATCGTTTAGTGTGTGAGCAGTAGAAACGCTAGCACCAGAAATATTGTCTTTAGTAAATGCACCAGCGTTGCTAGTTGGATCCCAGTTCTCTTGTTTGCTGGCATTCCAGTCAAAGTTATACTTTTGATCACCAAGTGATGCAAGAATACCAACCTTATCAGCAACGTTGCTAATTAAACCAGTGCTAGCAAAGGTTGGAGCACGATCAACATTGCTATTAGCACCAGACTTAACAACATAACCTTGTAGTTGTTGTAAGTGATTGCTCTTAACAATCTTAATACCCATGTACTCAAGGCTTTCGGTAATGCCGAACATACCTTGTGTAAGTGGAGCACCAAGACCACCAGCTTCGGCTACGCCACCGAAGAATGGACGACCAGCACCACCGACAAGGCCAGTAGCATCACGGGCAATACCAAGTGCACGGATGTCATGGAAGGCTTGTGGAGTAACGGCGCAGTATACTTCACCTAGGGTTGCGTCAATTTCAGAAAGACGAACCATATAACGCTCTAGATAATCAAGAAGAAGAAGTGCAGCATCAGTACGTTGAGTCTGATTTGAAGCACGATTTCCAAGGTGATTAAATGCGGCGTTTGGTGGAAGTGTAGCAGTACCACCAGCTGCGGCTGGACGATTCATACCAGTGTAATCAGTATTAAATGGATTACGATTTGGTAAGAATGCGGCTTGAGCAATCATGCAAGCAATTTGCTTGTCACGAATGTAGCTGAGTTGAAGACCAGCTTGACGGGCTAATTCAGCTCTGTAGTCCCATTGGGTAAGCATGAGGTGAATATCGTCAAGTTCAAAGAAAGCAGCCATTGGGCGTTGGTCGAGAGAAATGTCGAACCAACCTGGAGTTGAAATACCAGTGTTACCTAGTAGTTCTTCACCAGCTTGCCAAATGCCTTTGTGACCAACGGTTCCTGTAATTGGGAAACGCTTGGTTGTACCTGATTCAATGGTTTCAGTAGTAACCATTGGCTCAAACATGTTGTATTGATCATAAGCATTGATTACTTCACCTGACCAAATAGGAAGCCAGTATGATGGATCAGTAGCGCCTGAAACCGAAGGAATGCTATTTCCGCTAGCAGCTTGACCACCTTTAGGCCAGCCACCATGACCATCCATATTTCCAGCATTGCCTACGTTAATAGTAGGATAACCTGAATCAATTGGGAATAAATTATTAATGTTCTCTGGCATGTTTGTTTCTCCTTATATAGAAACTCTCTATTTATTTTAAACTTTAAACGAAGGAGAAACCTTTAATTGTTCCGTGTCCTAGTAAGAAATATAAATAAAATTTTCTTACAGGATTATACGGAGTTAACGATTTCTATAACCATACTTTGATGTATTAACAACCAATGCTTCTACTGCTTGGCGATATTTTGCATCTAAACGAAATCTTGGATCTCGTAAAGCAGCTTGTTGTTCAGCTTGGTTTTTAAACACCTGTACGGATTGTGGAACCTGTGAGGGGTTGACCCGATTATCCATTGGCTTAGGTTCCTGTGAAGGGGCCTTTGGTGGGTTTTGTTGCTCAAAGCGTGCCCTGAGTCCTAGGAGGACATTCTTATAGGCATTAGTCTGGAGAGCACGATTAGTTGCTGCAACCTCTTCAGCTGTTAGATTATCCTGGGCCCATTTAAACATGCGCTTAAGGTTGTCATTGCCTCCGACAACCGACGCAGCATCGTCCCAAGATTGCTTAGCTAAAGCCTTGCGGCCCTTAATCATCTGCTCAATGATTACCTCATCAGCACCCATCTTTGCTTGGATCTCTTTGCGAGTAGCCGCACTTACGGCACCCGTTGAGTCAATTTCCTTGCCCCAACGAAGCCAATCTTCTGCGCTAACCCGAGCCGTAGATCCAGGCTGAGGAGTAGGTGGTGGTGTAATCTTGAGATCTTCAGGGATACCTGATAGATCCTCGACTGGCTCAGGCTTGGCCTGAGCAACTGGCGGTGAGTCCTGATAATTAGGATTGGTCACGCCGTTTTGATTGTATTGCTTCTTTAAGGAAGCGATTTCCTGTCTTGCCTGAGTGAATCCCTTACGAGCTTCTACTAGGCTATTGAACCAATCATCAGCTGATTTGAAGTTACTTGGGATCTTTTGTCCCTGGTCCTGAACGTACTTCATGAACATTGCACGCTCATGGACTGTTTGTGGATCTTCAGTTTGAACTGGTGTGGCTAGTTGTGGCTGAGTCTCGACAGGCTGAGATTGTTCAGCATTATTAATTTCTGGCATTTAAATATCTCTCCTTTAGATTGTTCGTTACTTAGAACGAGTCTTAGGTTTCTTAGGTTGAATTGGTTTTTTAGAATCTGGTTTAGGACCAGTACGAGTCTTTACATATTCCATGTCTGTCTTGCAAGGTTTACCCATTTTCATTTCTTCTTCATCTTCTTTCCTGGGTCTTTTTTCTTAGCTGCTCTTTTCTTTTTCTTTGGCATTGGCTTTTCTTCTGGCATTGGCATCTGGGCACCTAGACCCATTTGTGATTCCATCATACCAGGACCATAGCCAGTTGGCATACCCATTCCCATACCCGTCATTGGCATTCTAGACATGCTTACCTCACTTTTTTAATTTATAAAATATAACACGACCGGATTTATGAATGTTTGATTCAACAGCAGATAATGTTCCGCTAGTTGAATCAACCTGACCACCCTCAAGATAGTCTAAAAGACCACCATTAGTATTGGTTGATGTTGTAACAAGGGTATACGTTGTTGCTGCTGGAGTATTAGCAGCGGATATAAGTATTGTTGAAGCTCCTGCTGAATTTAATACAGTAATTGCACCAAGGTCTTTAGGGGTTGTATTAAGTAACTGAGCAAGTTTAGTTGTAGAAGTATCAGATAAACCAGTACTGCAAAGAAGACGACCGGTTTTAGTTACATCTGTAGTGTCGATATAAACTTGATACGCTAAAGCATAAGCTTGTTGAATTGTAATTGCTGGCATAGTTTATTCCTTTATTGTAGTATTTTTGTTTTAAATTTTGATAGAACACGTTTAGCTTGGATGTTATTAGCATCACATTGTAAATCGTATTCAAAGAGATATGGCTCAATATCAACTGGATCTAAAGATACAGTTACTAAATTTAAATCAGCACCGCTTACTGGATCCAGTGTATAGTTTAGTTGACGGGAATAACTTAGTACCCACGGTGGAACAAAATAACTTGCTGAAACTTCAGCTGCAATATAATCCATTAAAAGAGAACCTAAAGCCAGTGCTCCTTGTTGTGAGTAATAACGATAAGTTAAGATATCATCTGTAGTATCATACCAAGTTGCTTCATATCCAGTAATATTATTTAACATGTTTGTAATGCTAGTAATATTTCCCATATTAATGTAAACAGAATTTTTAGCAGCATTATTTACAGTGTTAGGAGCAATGTTAAAACTAAGGGCTTGAGCTGGAGATGATGGAGTATACAATCCACCTCGATACGTTAAGTTGTTTTGTACAAAAATCTCAGAAGCTCTATTAAAAGTTCCTCTTGCATTTTTATCTCCAATAAAAGTATTTTCCTCTAATTCTGTATTTAATGTTACTCCATTAGCTGTACCTTTAGATGCTATATCAGTTCGTGTGACTTTAGTTGGAGTGTAGAAACAAACTACAATTTGTTCTCTTGTAAATCCACTAACAATAGCGGCATTTATAATAGGTGTTAGTGCATCAAAACCAAAATTACTACCTGTTCTTCCGGTGGATTGAGCACCTATTTCTGCTAATTCATCTGCATAATAGCTCCATGTATTGAATCCATTATAAGAAAAATTTGGATTGGCTAGTTCCCAAATGCCGGTTTCAATCATAATAACTAATTTTGGAGTAACAGATGCAACAGCATTAAACAAAGAACTACTTGTTTGTCGTTCATATATTGCTTTAAAAAATTCCGCATATAAACCAGCTCTATTTCCAGAGACATAACCAGCATCGTTTTGATAAGCAGCATCGCCAGAGCGATAGGCATAGGTTGTGTCTAACTTACTAAAGGCAATTCCATGTTGGTTATTTGCATCAATACCAAAATGAGTTGTAAGTAACATATCTCCCTGCGTAGGGGCTTGATCCGGTAAAGTTACATCTCGTCCTAAAAAACCTAAATGAAATTCTTTAACATCCCAGTTAGCATTAACAGCACTCCAATTCACATTAAGAATATTGTTTTTTCTTTGAATTGTTCGTCTTTGGGTATTTGGAACAACTGGATTTGTGTTTGTTATAAGAGAAGGAGTAAGGTCAGTATATGCATTAGCGGTAACTGTTTTATACGCAGCAGTTAGTCTCATTCCACTAGTTGAACTTATGTTATCTCCAGAATACTTATCTATTGTATAGGAATTTACACAATATTTAAAATTATTTGATTTAAATATACCTAAAGAAGCATCTTTTTCAGCATTGGTTAAGAAGCCACTATTAGCTGCATTTTGCAATGAACCATCAGTAGTAATAGATGTAAAAAACTTTCCTAAGTTTGGTTTAATAACAATTCCACGAAGTCTATATTTAGTATATCCAGTGTTTGTTAGTTTAGATGTATCTGATGATGATAATCTAAAAAATCCACAAGGTGCAATAGTAGAAAGACTTTTTGGAAATCCTAATAACTGAGATCCACTTGGGCCATCAATCGTTACTGAAGATTGGGCTATACTAAAATCAATTAAATCCCATGCATTTGTCGATAAAAATGTTGGACGATTGCCCCATTGAAACAAATAAGGCAAACCTACTTGCCAACTAGAAACACTTGGATCTGTTGTCGTAGCTAGTCCAAATTTCTTATCTACCACATTTGTTATAAAAGTATTTGCTCCTGTAAGTGGAGCTAAAGTCATAGGATTTGCCCATGATGACCTAAAAACAACATATGAACCAACTCTAAATCCATCTACATTTTTCCAAGCAGTATAACTAGTAATTGCACTATTATTCGCTGCAATGCTTAAACTTCTAATAGTAATTATTTCATTTACTGTTAAAAGTCTAGCTAGAATTGTTTTAGAACCAAAACGAGAAGCCAGTGCTGTATCATATTCTTGTGTTGCTGGTGTTCCGGTAGCTTTAGTAGCCCATTGCTGTTCATTAACTACTAAAGCATTGCTACTAAGCCGAAAAGCAAAGACATTACCGCCGGAACTTCTATAATAAACTTCTTGAAGTTTTCCTGCTGCAAGTAAAGCTTTAGCAGCATTAATATCCATTCCAACCGTTAAACCAGCAGGAACATATCCGTATGTAGTTGCATCTGGAAATATTTCTTCAATTGTATTAGTAGTAGGATTAACATAAGCAATTCCAATAGTAAATATAGCATCTTGATTAATGTACCAGGAATTTTCTCTATCCCAGTATCTTTGCGGTTGTTCTGGAGTAGCTGTAAATGTTGATTTAAAAGTTTCAGTAGAACTTAATGCTTCATCCCTAACAGCATTTGAGTAAGAACTTTGAAGACCATCGGAAAGTAAATGTAAAAATTTTAATCCTTTTGAAGAAGCAGTAACTGATGGGTTATTTGGATCCTGTGCTGCATAAAACCATAGACTTGAATTAGGTAAGGTAATTAATCCACCTGTATCAAACGCATCAAAGTATGGATAAGTAAGAGAATTATCTCCAGATATGGGATAAAATCCAGTATTAGAATTAGCAGTAGTTCCAGTAGAAACTAAATTTTGAATATAATAGTAGTAACTATCGTATACAGTACTACAACCTGTTAAAAATCCTCCAACACCAGTAGTATTGGCAGTAAACCAAGTACCAGAATTCCATCTATCAAAGTTAGGAATTTTATTACAAGTATATGCAAATTGAACACCAGTAGCATATAATGGGCGCGGAGTTCTTGTTGCTGATCCTTTAATAATTGCCTTGGCAATCCCGTCAACTAATCCACCTGTATAGTGGTATGCATCTGGATTTGCTGCATGTGTATCTTGTGTTGGTTCATATCCACTAACAGCAGAACACAGAAAAACAACATCAGTTCTACCAGAAGTTCCATCAAACAAAAATTCTTTTAATTTTTCATATGTATTTTTCTTATCTGGATACACGTAACCAGAACATAAAACTCCACTAGGTCTTGTAAAAGGCATTAGATAAGCTCCTTAGTTTAATATTTATTTTTTACCTCCACATCCACATGACATCTTGGGTTTCTTCTTAGAAGACATTTTCTTTTTCTTTGCCATTATTCCTTTCCTTTCTTCTTGGATACCCAAGATTAAAAAACTAGGGACGGTTGTTAAACCATCCCCAGTGTATTAGCACTTCTTGCCAGACTTTGGCATTTTCTTGCCGCCAGCTTTCTTAGTTGGTTTCTTCTTCATAGTCGTATCCTCCTGTCCGAATCAATGATTCTAACTCCTAGGTTATTTGTTGAAACCCTTAAGGGTCTTGGCTAGGTTGCATTGACGTTTGGTTTGGGTAGTTAGTTTACCACCCTTGCAATATGAAGATATAGATTTACCAGCAGCCTTGGCTTTTTTAGTCAATGCTCCCGGTCTTTTAATAGCACCCTTAATCCAATTTTTCTTACTTGTCATGATAATTTCCTTACGGTGGAGCCATTTCTGAAACTATACTAACAATAAAAGAATCTAGTATAGTATTTGAATCTGTAACATTCTTTACTGTAACTGTTGCAGAGGCATCAACTATACCAAAAGCATAAGCATAAAATGTAACCAAAGCATTATTATTGACAACTACAGTTTGTCCACTGGTTGTTAGTGTAGTTTCTTGTCCTGAAACTCCAATTATTAGTGTAGTTTGATCTGATGCATTAAACGCTCCTAGTGGATTCCAAGTTATTTCTAGTGTAATTGGGGCACCAATGCCAGTAATAGTTTGAGTATTTGTACTTCCATCAACAATACCAATAATATTCGTCCAATTAACAGGATTTGGAGTTACACCAACTAATGGTATTACAGGGAATCCATATTTTTTGAATTTAATATTATCAATTCTTGTATTTGGATTAAAACAACCGGACTTAATTAAACAACCTTTGACAAGTTCTTTGGCTTTGTTAAAAGCATTTGCTTCTGTAGTATCTGAAAACTTACCACCATATACATGTTTGTTAAATACAACGGTAACAGTATGGGTAGTATTATTAAGTTCGTCTGTTTCACTTGTATAATAATACTCTACAAAGTCCACACCTTTAATTGGAATATTAGCAGCAATTCCCTTTATAGCCATATTACCCCCAGTTTGAAACTAAAATAGAAAGATCTGGTGCATCCACAATACCATTGCCATTTAGATCAGCTGGATTATTGCCGAATGAGATTTGACCCCAGTTGCTAAGAATGATAGAAAGATCTTCGGAACCTACGGAACCGTTGTTATTAAGATCTCCTAAACGAGTTGAACCAGTAATTACAGCAGCATAATGATTTCCATTTACTCGCATTCCTGGTGTATTTGATCCATAGATTTCAGTTCTTTGGATACTAGTCAATCCTTGCAATTGAGGAACAGTAGTTACTTGTGTAGTATTAAATAAACCAACTACATCAAAGTTTAAATTAACAAGTGTTTCTGGTTGAGTAACCATAAAATTACCACCTAGAAATCCATAGATAAACAGCAATCCTGTTCCATCTTGTGGTGGAATAACCTCATTAGTTCCAGAGAGATCACAACAAATACTATCTGGTTCGTTATTGGCTCCTGGAAATCCAGAAGCTCCATCCCATACATTTGGATTATTGTTTACAAGATCAATTCCAGTAAGTCGTAAATGGTTTGGATTCCAAGTAAAAGCAATATCTGCGACCACATATCTTTGAGCAAAGGTTTGGGGAGAAACTTGCAAAGGAATTGAAATAGAATCTCCAAGTCCTACCTGTGTTTCTGGAGCAATACAAGATAGATCAAGCTTCCATGTATTGGCTGTAGATCCTGTTACAGTTCGATTTACCAATCCTCCAGTTACATCGGTTGCTGGGTTAAGATACCCATAGACCTTGGTAAAGGCCGTGGGATATCCTGGAATTTGAATAGATGGGAGAATCTGAATCTGGGTGGTTTGTTGAATGAAATTGGAAATGCACTTCATATTGATCTTGTGCATACTGTTTCCCCAGCCGTTTGTATATTCAGATGCAGTTAATGCAATGCATTGATATGCTGGATATGTACCATTCCATGTTGCACTCTTCTGAATACGGAACATGGCATTCCCATCAGTAAGTGAATCATTTACTCCATTGGCAACTGAAGATGGCGATAAGGTTGGAGTTGTCTGGCTGATTCTTGCATCCAGTGCAGGAAAACTAGAAACATACTCAAACTTGGTTGGATCCCAAGATACAATTACATCTGCATATTCTAATCGTTGCTCGGCCCCTTCGCCACCAATTACAAGATTAAAACTAAATGGTTCATTATAAGCAACTAAGTTATTCTGACCAACGGTACTTGAATGAATATCTCCAATTTTTACTCTAATTTTGGTATTTGGGTCATTGTTTACCTGAGCAAAGATGCTAGTACAAATCAAGAGAGATAATAAATAACTAATTAACTTCATATATTCTCCTTATTCAAAGTATCCTATGATTGTAATTTGTCCACGGAATTCTAATGAAGCGGTAGCAGCACCGTTTAATTGCTTTAGGATTATATGAAAATAAGTACCTGGGAAAACAACCAAGGGACCATTATCAAAATCAATATCAAAACCTTCACTAGATGTACCTATTGGTGCTGCTGCTAAGAAATTAGAAATACCTAATGGGATTCTTTTAGGTGAAACAGTTGTTGTTGAATCTGTTGTAGCCAGTGAAACAGCAGAAGAACCTACCCCACAAGCCCAAAAAAACATTGTTGTATTAGCAGTAGCTGCTCCAGTAACTAACATCTTTGAAACTCTAATTCCAGTAATATACAATGTCTTTGCTGGGATAGTAGTTGATCCAGCTGGATTAAGATATGCAAATAAAGCCCAATCTGTTTCATTGGTTGCAGTAGCAGCAAATCTATACTGACCACCTAATGTTGTATATCCTGCTGCTGTATTACTCAGTGTAGCTAATACGGGAGCTGTGCTATTTACCCAGTTTGCGGTTTGCCCTGGTGCAGTACCTGGTTGATTCTGATAAGATCCACCACCAGCACCACATAAAACATGAGGCCAAGTTTTGGTTGAGTTTTGATCACCAAGTGAAACATTTATAAATCCAATATGAATTTGTCGTCCAGCCGAAGCAATTCCTGAATTCCTTACTCTATACATAAGTGTTTGAGATGTTGCAGAGGTTGGTGTTGGTTGGTTTCCTGGGCAATCTATGCTTGCAACTAAGGTATCATTAATCCAGAATCGACATACATCATTGTGTATAACTACTAAGAAATGATTTTCTTCTGCGGGGTCGTATAAACCAACGCCATCTTTACTTGGAATGTTGGTTGTATTAATTGTTACTTCTGTTTCGGTTCCGTTATAATTGATTACAGCTCTTAAAACTCCTGCATCGTTTCTTCTAAAGAATACTCCATCGGTTGGAACTGAGTTTGTAGCTGGAGATGAACCAATACCCCATTCTGATATTGCATTTTCAGCGGTGTGATTAGCTTCTTTTAACCAAGTGTCAAAATAAACCGGATAAGTTCCAAACAATGTAAATGTTCTTCGACTAAACACATAGACATAAGTTCCTGCTGTTGTTGTCAAACCCTGATTTAAAATCAAATGATTATTGGACTGAGCTGTTCCCATAGTAGATGTAGGAATATTGAACATATGGGCTTGTGTATTTCCACCTTCAAAGGATAGATTAAAAATACTCTGATCTACACCAACTCTTACTCTGTAGTCGTCTGATATTTCCATAGGAAGAACTGTTCTTGTTCCTAGTACCACACCAGAATCTATTTCTGAACTGACCTGTACAAAGCCAGCATTCTCTTCTACTTGAGGAGTAACAACATTTAATTCATATGTTGCTGTTACATTTGCTTTTCCTGCTGAGCTGCCACCGCCTTGAATATTAATTGCCATTTAACTCTCCTTATACTTCATAAGCTATTATATCGTAAATACCAAATGTTCCATTAGGAGCATAGGCTTTAATAACAAAACCAGCACCTGGTGTTAACTTTGTAACTATACAGTTAATGTTTTCCAATATAAAATCGGTTATTGAATGTCCATGTGATTGGGTTGGATTGCAACGTATCTGTATATTTGATGTAGAAGTTACCCATGTTTGGCCTGTAACTATTGTTTCAGTTGTGGTTTCATTTGAATTGTTTCCAAAGTCAATAGAAGTATTTACAGAATTTGATGCACCAATTCCACCTGGAAATTGGTTTTTCCATAATCCACTTAGGTTATCATAAGTTAATACCTGACCATCTTGTGGGCCACTGATTAATACATCGTGTAGTTCATATAGTTCTTGTCCATTTGTAATGTGAACATAGATGGATCCTGCCCCACCCCCAGCCTTCTTTACTAACCAACCTACATGAACTCCGTGGGCTGGTTGAGTTGGCCTAGTTGTTGTTATTTCTCCAGCTGTCTCTGATAACCAAAGCATGGAACCTTCTGCTCCTGCTAGGGAGCTGGTACTAATACCCTTTAGGTAGCCTTGGGTTATGATGAAACCTTCTGAATTGATGCCAATATTTTCTGCGGCTATGCCCATTGTAGGGGCTGCTGTGGCTTCTGAGCTTGCGTCTGCTAGTCCTACAGTAATGTTTGCGGCTCCGTGTGAACCCGTGACATACATTACTTGACCTTTGATGATAGTGACCCCCGTGTTATTCCTGATCTTCTTGTACATTGCTTGCCCTAGAGCAAGATTGATGTTTGCGTTTAGCCCAAGTAACAGGGTGGAATACTCTGAATCCCACAGTAGTCTACCCTGAGCCATTGTTGTACTTGCTGGGGTTAGATTAAAATTAAGTTCATCTAAGGTTAGGCTTTTTGGCAAGGTGCTTACCTTTGCCTCGACATCGGCTAGTCTAACAAATATAGAAGAAATATTATCTTGATTTTTTTGTACCTTTTCTTGGATGTATATGAACAATCCATTAAAGGATGTAAGGGTGTTTTCGTGCTTTCCTACTTGTATTTCTATTGCCTCAAGTTCTGCTTGCTGAGCAAGGAATAGTGGTGTTGTCTTGGCTTCAGCAAGTCGCCTAGCAACAGCTGATTGCTTTCTGTCCATTATCCCTTACACTTTCTACCCTTGGGACAAGAGGCTTTAGAACCACTAGGTCCTGCCCAAAGATTCTTACAGGCCCAGTATCTAGCACTTAGTTTATTATCCGCAGAGTCGCAGTTATGCCGTGCTTTGAAAGACTTACGAGCTTCCGAACTATAATTGTGACCATAACCTTTTGCTCCAAAGTGTATGATTTTTTCTTGTCCATTGGCACAAGCTTTGACCATTTTTTTCTTGCCAGCCGAAGTAGAGGCTCTTGGTTTATTACAGGGCATTGATTTTTTATCGGGTCTTTTAGCCATTGGGTTGTCCTCCTAGCATCTGCATTGCTTGCTGACTGAGTTCTGGTGGGATGTTTGCACCACCAGTATTCATTAGATCTTGTTGAGCAGCACCGCCCATAGCCTGAGCAGCAGCACCAGCAAACATCTTCTGCATTTCCATTTGTTGTTGGGCTTTTGCCATTTCCATCTTTTCTTTGCGTAGTTCTTCTGCACTACGGACCCAGTTGTTGGCATCAAAACCCATAGCCGTGATCAGGGCTCTAGCATAAGACTCCCACTTGAAGGAAGAAGCAGCTTCTGGTGGAAGATTGCGAACCATCTCACCCATCTGGAGCAATTTGGTGATGTCTGATTCACGGCTAAGGGATTGAAGACCCGTAAGGATTTCGATATTGAGGATGCCATTCTCCTCGTCAAACTGATCTGCCATGCGCTGATCAATCTCATTGTTTTCAATCATTAGGTAGATTGTTCTACGAATAATGGGAACCATGAAGTCTCTGGCAATTGCAGAGAAGGTACCACCTAGGATTGTTTCTAACTCGTTGCCTACGGCTCTTACGGCTGTGGCTGTGACACGATCTCCTGTAGGCATGGCTGCTGTCTGTAATAGGAAACCTTGACCTACTTCTTTACGCATTGCATCTACGGCTGTGCTACAAGCCTGTAGCTGTGGATTGATTGTCTCACCTGGGGTAATGACAAACACATCCTGCTTCCTAGCACCAACCCATTGACCATTTTGCGCGCCTGAAAGATCATCAATCTCGGTAATACCAGCTGGATCTACACCCATAAAGAACGTTGAACCCGCTGCCATACCTTGAATCATGGCACGACTATAGGATTCTAGTGTTCTGATATCTGAATAAATATCTTCGACATGGCCTCGGCCATAGTCTTCGCCAGCAACACTAGCCCAGCGCAAAATAACATAAGGAAGAACAGAATAGAAACCTTTGTCGATAATTTCTCCTTCAAGTTCTTTGTGGACTTCCCAGAGGTTTTCTTCGTTTTGGAAGACTCGGATATATACTGTTTTAAAACCTGTTTGTTTTTCCTCGCCCGAAAGGAAGTCATAGGCACTGGCTGGCTCCTCGTTACTAGGGGAAATGAATTCAAGATAGATGAATTCCTTTACCGAGCCGTTTACATCACGCCGAACTACAAACTGATCTAAACGAATTACTCGAAAAGAATAATCATTTTCCATTACGATTAGCACATCTCCAACTACAATGAGATGCTGCATTGCAAGATAGGAAATCTCACGAAGATTGTTTGAAATAAGTTTTCTATAGACCTGAAAAGACAACTTGCTTAGATACTCTGCAATCTCTGGGGTTGGTTCTCGACCATTCCTAAGTCCAAATGTAAAGAACGGAGTATCGTTTAGCGGAATAAGAACACTGAGGATCTTGCTGGCAAGGGATGTAACGCCTCGGGATTGAACTGAAGAATAAGTCTGAAAGAGATTATCTTCTCCAGTCAGGCTTTGATAAGGCAGTAACGTAGGTACTGTTAGTGCTGAACAAGCCCTAGCTTTGTTCAACTTGGACTCTCTCTTTGCATTGAGGGTCCACCAGCGATCTTTAATGGTCTTTTCAGCGTTCATTGTCTCTCCTTATAGTGGTCTATCTAGATCTTCGTAACCAGGTCTTTCAATGGTAGGCATGGCAAGATTAAAGCCACCACCAAACTCACTGCTTTCTTTGGTAGTCTGGCCTTGCATTTCTTGAAAGACTGCAGCTTCTTGTTGTTCTTGTTCTTGAAGCATGGTTTCTTTTTCTGCCGCAGCTTCTCGTCTACGGATAAGTTCATCTTGTCGTTCTCGTTCTCTCTCTTGACGCATACGATCTTCAGCTTCCCTTTGATATTGCTGTTGCATACGCATCTGTCTTTCCATCATTTGTTCTTGTCTTCTCATTTCCTGTTCGAAATTGACTTGTGGAAATCCACCACCCTTTTTAGGCATATTAACCTCCCTTTTCTTGCTGTTCACATAAAGATTTTAGTTTGGCCAAAACCTCTAATTGACCAGCCTTAAAGCCGCGTTCATAGTCCTTTAGCTTTAGGTCGTTTGGACTTAGGGTTATGGTCTTCTCCAGATACTGGATCAGTTCCCTCCGAATGTACAGGTTCTCTTTCATTCTTCTTATCCATTTCTATTTTGTGGATATACGCTAAACAAAAAGAAAGGTCAGGGTCCTTGATGGACCCCGCCTTCCACTTTCGCAGTAATAAGTCAAGCTTGTTCATTTGATTTTACCATGATGTTAAGGTGGAACTCTTTCTCACCTGGTTCTATTTTATTCTCTATTAATTGCTCTTTTAGATTATCTAAAAAGATTCCAACCATCGTCATGTTATTAAAACCGACATTCAATGTACAGTTCTTTAGCTTAACTAGTTTCATAGTTTCGGCTAACGCCTGATCCATATCATATTCGGATTCAATATACATTGTTGACATTGAAAAACTCCTTATGTAATTTCGCAGCCATTGGCTGTACATGCTAGCGCACGGGCATTAGTAGTACCATCTTCTGTCTCGTAATTGGACAGGAGATTAAAATTAACGTTAGTTGGCATAGCATCGTTCAGCTTATTGTACTGTTCTTCGGTGATTGCTTCGAATGGTGCTTGCTGATATACATGGTTATCCTTCGGCAAGAAAGAAATGCCAGATACCATGTCCCAGTGCTTCCATAACCAACCACCAATATGCATAAAGTCGTTGTCAGTATAGTTTACAGTAATGCTTGGCTTGTGATCGCAATACCATGCTTGGTATGCTAGCCATAGATTAAGATGTCCAATTGCATTGATTTGTTCTTCAGTAATGCCAAAGTCAGCCTTGATTGGGAATGAGAAGATCAGGGTATGATCAGGCTTCATTACACAAGGCTCGCTTGGGACACCAGAATCAATCATGAACTTAGCCATAGGTGAGTTCTTATCCATTCTAATTCGACGGATATAGAACTTGCTATAGCGTGGATGTAGACCAGATGCAGTTCCTGCTACACAGGAAGTGGTACCTTCTGGCTTAATACAGGTAATAGACTTGGATGGATTGATACCAAGATATCCAGCCCACTTTTCATTGACCTTACGAGCAACAAATTTAAGAGCACCAAGTAGTTTCTGTAGTTCTTCTGGACCATTGCCACCATTTGTTAGATTGTTATCGAAGATGCCAGTCATTGATACACCAAGCAAACGCTCTTCTTCACAGTTGTTCTTGAAAGAAGTATTGTTGTTTGATGCAAAGTAGGTAAAGTTAGTTAACGCACTTTGTAAAGTACCAAGGATTGTTGCAAGACGAATCTTATCAATCAGCTGTGGTGCCTGATCATCAGGACGTACCGCAATGGTTGATAGATTGCAGAATTGATTTGGCCTGAGGATAATCTCAGAGCATGGATTGGTTCCAAACTCAAACTCTGTAACTCGTCCAGCACGCTTGGCAATCATACGCATAGCCTCTCTGTTGCAAATACCACGCTCGCCTGAGCGGGAATTGTACAACGAAGACCACTCGTGCATAAAGGAACCCATGTCTGGCTTGGATTCATATACAGCCGAGTTATTAGCCAAGGCTCTATGACCTTCCTTTTCCCACCAGGGGCCACTCTTGGCGTGTGCCATCTCGTAATCAGATAGGTCCGACAAACTAATCAGAGCCGAGCGGCGTACACCACCCGAGATGATTGAGTCGGCAATCTGACAAACAAGATCATGTACTTCAATTGGCTTGAGCTTGCGGCCCCGAGCCTCGTAGAATACATTTGCAGTGAACTTAATAAGTCTGATAAACGGCTCAGGTCCAGAGGCTCGACCACCAAAGGTCTTTAGTCTGGCTCCTGAGGGACGGATTTGGCTAGTATCTACAGTTAGGTGATGACCATTGTATAGGTGGTCAATGAATTGCCTATAGGCATTTGCCCATCCTTCCCGAGAATCTTCTACAACAATAGATCTATCTGTTTTGACAATTGTATCATGGATAGTAGGGAGTTGTTGAACATTCTTCTTTTCGACCGAGAACCCAACACCAGTACCACAAGCTAGGGTATACAGAATATTGGATAGATCCTGGGTTGATTGGACGGCTACATAGCAGCAGTTATAAGCAGCTACGTCATCCTTATCCAAAGCGGGTCCAGCGGTCATTAGTGCTCGCATTGACCCGAAGATCTGACGATTCTTCATCATTTCACGGGCAGCACCAATCTCTTTCATTTCTTCTAGGGGAACCTTGGATGTGATATCTAACCGCTTGATTAGATAATCAAAGTAACGATCCACGGCCTCTTCCCAAGTCTCTCTACGATTCTGATCTGGTAGCCAGCGACAATACTTATCCACTGCTACAAAATCTTCAAATACTTTGCTCATTGATTACTCCCTTGTCTAAATCCAAAATGTTTCTAACTCCGTGGTTATTTGGACACCACAGGTTGATTGTATTACTTTCCTTGTCATAATCGCCATGACGAAGGATACGAACGCACCTAGCTTGGGCTAGGGCAAAATCTTTACGGAACATATCAAGAGGACGCTTTTCCTCGGGTCGTTTAGCCCAATCTTCATCCTGATACATTGCCATAATCCCTGAATCCCATTCTTCAGGGGGATGGTTTTCTAGGAATTTCTTAGCCTTGGCAGGACCTACCTTCCAAAGACCCCAGATATTATCCGTGGTATCTCCAGTCATCCACTGTTGGTAGAAATACTTATCGGCCTCTTCGCCAGACACCAGGACTGGTTCTGATTCCTTGTCTGGATTCCAGTGCCACCCAGGAATCTGTCTGAGATCCTTGTCTACTGTTATGCCCACGGCCTGACCTGACGACACCAGCATTCCAATAAGATCGTCTGCTTCCAGGTTGTTGACACACCTTACCGTTGTATTTTCTACATCGTAGATAGTCTCTAGTGCAACAGACATTGACTCTGGCGACTTGAAATCCTCCCTGTGTTTCTTGTAAGCAGGCCAAAACATTCTCCTATAGTTGTTGGTTCGTGGACAAGACATGGCAATGTAGATTGTATCTACACCCTGCGGCGTCCAGTTCTTAATGTCTTGATTGATACGACCTGGTAGGTCTTCTATGCCCTCGGCATCTGCCCAGAAGGCAGCCCTATAGGCAATGATATCTCCATCAAGAATCGCTGTTGTCGGCATCATCATTGTATTCCTCAAGTTCAAGATAACCAAGATCTAGCCAATATTCCAAAGCATTCTTTACAATATATTCTAGATCCTGTAGATCTCCATCGTTTTGAATAATAATATCAAATGGTTCTTCCGCATCTGCTTGCTTGCTTGGAATTAATAGATTAGTCTCAATCTGATTAGCCATGACTTCGCTTTCATGGTTTCTCCAAGAAGCTGTATGTTCTTCTAATTTTCTGATACCCTGTGACAAGAACAGTTGGGTTGCAACAAGCTCACGGCCAAACGCAAGTTCATTCATATACCGTACATCATCTTGAATAATGACATACTCATAGTTGGTTTTCTTGGCTGCTTTGTTGTCGATTTCCTTAATCATGTATTCTTGGATTGCTTCATAGGCTTTAGTTACCCAGAAATCTGGATCTTCTGCTCGTTTTGTAGCACCAATGTTTTGACAGAAATCTCGATAAGCTGAAGAGTCACCTTCTTTTGTAATGCCTTGTGCTGCAGCTAGTTTCTTAATACCATCTGCAAACGGAAGCATTACGGGAATGTAGCCAAGATCAAATGCATGCTTGGCAATTAAATGGGCAAGGGTGGTTTTACCCACCCTACCCTTACCACTAATCTGAATAATTCTCATTATGAATCTCCTGCCAGTGACGGATAATATAACCTAGTCCTATTTCACCACGATTGTAGTCTACCACCACAGGATGATTGGGATTAGAAGCTATAAACTCGTTTACTTGGCGCATAAAGTACACTGATTCAGTCATTTCTTGGCTCTATTCTTAGACTTGCTTACAACCCGGAGGTTCTTTGGGGAGTTGTTACGGGGATTGCCATCTATATGGTCAATGTCCTTGCCATCTCCCTTCTTGACCCGACCGGTTCTAGTAGCCTTGCGGCGTACCTTGTTCCGATGGGCTCGGTCCTTCTTAGATTTTTCAGATGATTGAAACTTAGCGTACTCGTCTTTATAATCTCTAGCCAT